TCCATTGCTTCTTGCAATGAGTGAACGCATCCTGCCAATGAGTTGACATATCTGGATCTCGTCAGGGTTGAGTGTTAGTTGCATTGTCTATCGTGATTGCTGTATGAATTTGAGTGCTATCGCCATTATCTCAGGGTAGTCCCGTAATGACTCTAGGTACTGGGCAAACATATCGTCGATAGCCTGTGCCGCGAATGGGTCAGGGATGATTTCGCATTTGACCTGTGCGTCCTCCAGATCCTTGTTGGCTGCCCTCAGTGCAAAGATAGCAGCGGAGCAGAATACGGACAACTGTGCGGCAATGGAGCGGTAGTCCTTGTCGCATTCCTTCAGACGTTCCACCTCGGAGGTGTATGGTGTTTCGCTCATATTAATATTTATAGAATGGATTTAGTGGGTTGGGTTTACTGACTTTATTATCGCTGGAAGCATTCCTTATGAATTCCACATAGTATTCTTTAGCGCACTTTAGTGCCTCGTCTCGTTCAATTTCTGCTCTAGCTGCCATGTCTACAGCACACCTCCATTTGTTCTCCCATCCAACAATAGCATTCCTCGCCTCGTCGCGTTCTAGGCAGAATCGTTCTGCCCTGCATTCAGCCTGAAAAATTTGAGATAAAGCCTCGTCACGTTCTAGCTCTAGTGCGGTTAGCCTGTCAGCCAGTTGCTTTGCAACCTCTCTCAACTTGTAAACCTCAGTTGGTGTCCAGTCAGCACCTTCGCAACCGCACTCGTTTGCGCTAGTTGCATAGCAAGTGCAACCCTGACCCTCGAAGTAGTCTGCTGTTATAATTTCGTTCATATATTTATAAATGGGGTGTGAGGTTTTATGTAGTTACCTCACAGGGTCAAATGATAACCAGCCCACATGGTGGCCGCTACAATCCCTTAAAATTAGTCAGCGTTTTTTCGGATGCGCTTCCCCCGTTGTCCCCTGCTATCTACGGGACTGACCTTTGTAGAGTAGCGAGGAAATTCCTGAAACTTACGGAATGTTATATATTCCTATTTCACTTTCTTTAAGAACATTTTTCAATGACATGGCTAACTCATGTCCCATCGTTTCACAGGTGCTTTTGTTGAGCAAGCGTGAAACTGTATGCGCTAGAATAAGAATTGCTGCTGCTGTGTCATTAATATCCATTTCTTCCTTTATATCTTTAAAGGTATCAATAAACCATTCGTTCATAGGTCAAAAAGGAATATCAGATCCGTCATCATCTTTGGCCCGTGCTGGAGCGGATTTGGCCTTTGCAGGGGTTTTGGTTGCGCCTTGATCCTTTGGCTTGACTGACAAGCTAAAGAACTTCTTACCATCCTTCTTGGACTCCTTGATCCACCCGTTGAGCCAGTAATCAGTTCCCTCAATGTTGATGGATCCGTTGTAGTCTGGGTGGGTGTCCAGTTCCTTGCGGTCGTTTTTGAAGAGTGATCCGCGATTCGTGTTATCGTATTGGTCTGCCATATTATTGTTATAGTTAGTTTATATTATTGCATCGTTTTTGTGGTGTGATGCCACCAAGTCTGCATTAGTTTGCAGAAAGTGTTATTTTGTGTGTTCTTCGTCCAAGTCAATTCCGTAGAATTTCTTTGCAATGAAGTTTGCCGCTTTGCATAGGAATCCACCAAAGATGTAGATCAGCATGACAAGAGTAACGCTACCCATGAATAGTTGAATGCTTGTCATACTAGTCGCTCCAGCAATCGTAGCTTCCTTCGTAGACATATCCATCTTCGTTCTTCGTTTCGTTGACCGCGAATGACTGTCCGATCATTTCGTGTCTGCCACAAATGGATTTAACCATTTCATTAGAAAGACAGCACCTTGACGTGATGCGGAATGTTCCCCAGTCCCGTGTGCCTCGATCATTGCGAGACTTGTCTGCCTCGACTGTGATTACGTTTAGTTGTTTCATTTGATATGGTGTATTTATTTAGCTAACGGCACTACATCTAGGGTTAAAATTCAAACTCGTCAACAGAATTTTCGTCGATGTGTGCAAAATATTTATTGTAGATTTCTTTTGCCTTTTCGTATTTTTCCTGAGCGTCCGCAAACCTAGATTTGGTGCGGGTCTGCCAGATTGCTGTTGCAGTGTCGAGCAGAAAGCAAGCCTCGTCGAAGTGGTGATCAATGTTCATCTATTTGTTCAAATCTTGAAATATCTCCGCGCATTTTTACAGGAACGAATACGTCACGTTGACCACGCCGATTCTTGTCTATTCGTACACGCGAAGTTGATTGGGTTTCTGTTTTGCGTTTGAATGATGACGCTTCTTTTTTCTTCTCATCAGGGTGAGTGATGATGAGAAGAAAGTCAGTGTGGTGACCGATTGCGCGGGACTCGCGTACTGCACCTTCATCGTTGAGTTGACTCGCAGTCATGACCACGGATTTTGTTTTGAGTGCAGTTAGTTTGAGTCTGCGCGATAGTTCGCTTACTGCCTGTTCTCGGTTGTCTGCGGTTGGCATGGTCACGATTTGAAGATAGTCAACCACGATGAGATCTGCCTTGCCAAGTGATGCAAGTCTCGATGCCTCTGCGACGATTTCTCCCACTTCGGAAAGATCATCTCGGATCGTGAGGTTCATTCCCATGAGTTGGGTGATTGCGCTGGAGATATCCTTTGCTGATGCAACACCTCTCCACTCTGTGACCCCCTCCATCTCTCGCAACGGCAGGATTGTTTTCCCAAGCAGGTTAGAAGCGATACGTTGCAGAATTGCCTTTGCTGGCATCTCTAATGAAAAGATGGTTACTGATTTACCATTCAGCAATGCCTGTAGTGCAGCTTGGTACAGCAGGATTGATTTACCTCCAGAGGTCTGCGCTCCGACAACGAGCATCTCACCCCTCCTAGCACCTCCACCCAGCAGTTTGTCCAGCTTGGGAATTCCAGTTGGGTAGTTCTCTAGTGGAGTCTTGTCCTCCAAGTCATCCAAAAAGTCGCTCAGATGGGCTTTAACGTCCTTGCACTGCGATTCTGGCACGATTGCATTGGCGAAGGACTCAGCGAGGCTAGAAAGGTCTGCTTTCATCGCGCAAATATCGTCATGGTTATCCTCCCACGTTTGGATGGCATCCCGATACCCTTTTGCTTTGATGAGTTGTGCGCGGTAGTCTGCTGCTGTTTCAACGCACATAGCACCGGGGGACAGGAAGATTGTCTGGAGTACTTCCATCACTCCATCCTTGCCTCCACAAGCGGATAGCTTGCCTGTTGTCTCAAGATCACTCAATGCCCCTAGTGCGTTGGTGGATCCAGTCCGTTGGTAGACTCGCTCAAGTGCCGTGAAGATGAGTTTATGTTGTGATAACGCAAATAGATCTTCTGACCATGCAAGGTGCGGTAGTACCTCTGGGTCGATTGCGATTAGTGACAGTGCCGCTTTTTCTGCGGTGATTGCGATTGGTGTATTTTTCATTTGTTTATTTTTTGTATGTCTCACAGATGATCATTGGAGTTGTTGCCTTCCAGTTGATCGAGTGGTGAATCCTCTTGTGGTTTGCATTCATCATCGATGCTTTGACGCACGATGGGTTATACATCACGGAGAAAAATGATTTGATATAAGTTCCGTTGTCTTTGTAAAGATCCGTTAATCCTTTTTTTGCCTGTTGAGTGTCACGTTGCCCCATTGCTATGACTGGGATTGTCAGGAATAGTTCACCCCTTGTACCAAGATTAACATACGTTGTTACGTCCTCGTTCATGCGTCCCATAAACTGGAATCTTCTTTCAGTGCTACACAGAAACGTGTTCATAGCTTTTCGTTTTGAGAATCTGTACGAATCCTTCCCGTTATCGATTCCACCGATAAAGTCTCCAGTTTGTGCAAAAGCAATGGATTTTGCTGTTGTTGATTCATAGAAATCCACCATTAACTTGAATAGTCTGTCTAGATTTTTGGAGACAACTTTTCCTTTTGTGTCAGGGAAAGCATAGTAAAAATCGTAGTAATCATCGCACATGATAAAGAAGTGTTTGATGTTCCGTTCACCTGCTAAGTCGAATATCGTATTTGCAGCAAACAAAGTGCTTCTCAAGTCACCAGAGTTATCTCCAGA